CTTCCTCTGCCAAATTGTTTTACAAACATATCTTTCTGATAAAATGCCGGATCTATTATTCCCGCAGCATCTTCGTGTTTATTCATAAGATTCATCCATCTTTCAAATGCAGTGCGAATTGAAAAATCAGTATCATTAATTATAGTAATGGTCCAAGGATCAAATGTGCGATCTCCAGCCATTTTCAGATTTCTTCCTCTAAATGGAACATCAATAACACCTAAAGTAGATGCTGGGAGATTTGCTGCTTTTACTAAAAATCTTGTTTTATTACTAAGAGCATTTTCATCAATTCCTGTAGGTAAAGAATCTGAAGGAAAATAAAGTTCACATTCGAATAAATTAGGTCTTACTCCACCACCAGACATTCTACCCTTGAACTGTTCAAGAGTTCTGTCCTTTACATTTGGTATATTTAAATTAGCCATTTTGGAATTCCTCTATTGAATTAAACGTTTCCTACAACTTCTTCAAAACTTACACCCGTGCGTGTAGCAACGAAAGTAAGTCCAATGAAGTTAATAGATCTTGCTGGTTTGATGAAAATATCAGCTTTAAATTGATTAGAATCAATAATATCTGGGGTATTATTGGTTTCATCGCAGATGACTAAAAAGTCAGTAATGCCTCTTTTTGATTTTACATCACGAAGATATGGTTCAACGATATTTAGGAAATTAGATCTTGTAATTACATCATTGAATTCAAAGAGTTGTGCTCTTGCTGCACTTTCAATTGCATCTTCAATAGTAAGAAATAAACGACGAACATTAATTCTATCAAAAGCTGAAGCATAAGATAATGCAGTTTTATCACCAAAAAGAATAATTCCAGCTCCAGGAGAAGATATGATTGGATTGATTCTTCTTGGATATAAAAGATCTCTTTGTGATTGAGAAGGGTTATATGCAAGTTTGATTGCATTATTGATTGCTCCTCTCGACGAACCGGCAGGAGAGAACCAAGCATATTGATTAATTGCAGTTCTAGCCATTAGTCCAGCGACATCTGCATTACACGGAATGTACCTATATGAATTATTGAATCTATCGTACATATACTTATATCCACTATCAAACACTGCATAAGAAGAAGAAGCAATAGAATCAAAAAAGGCAATGATATTTGTTGTTTGAGTATTAGTATCGGTAATGTTTATAATAGTAGATCTATTGGGAGAAATTACAGCAATACAATCTTTTCTTTCTTCAGCGATTGAAATTAAGAAATTTGCCTTTGCTTGTGATTCTTGTACTGATGATCCTCCAGATGGACCATTAATTAAGAAATTGATACCGTATTCTGCAGGATTTTTTAAAATTTCATAAGATGAAATTATAGCTGAAAGTGAACATGCCATTCCAACATTTGCAGAATAATCAGCACCACCTGATAGATTATAAGTAGTATTTCCTATACTTGCAAATATTGTTCCTTGAGCAAGTGATCCCCAATTTCCAGTTGCAGTTTTTGTGAATGATGTAGTAAATCCAGTTGAAGATCCAGCAGTAGTAGCAGCTCCAGCAAATATATAAGAAGAATTGTCGGCAATATATTCTTTATAGTATACGGATTGAGATGGAGAAATTTTACCATCATTAGCTTTTGAAAGATTTGTAAATTTTTCTAAAATATTTCCTGGGACTCCGGTTACTTTGCCTGTATCATCAACAACAACTACGTGAATTTCGTCGTTTTTCGAACTTCTTTCTGATGCATATTGTGACGTAGATGGTTTTTCAGCAATTGATTTCCAATATAATGTCGAATTAGTTAATCCTAAAGTTTGTTGATTGTACCAATCACTAATAGTAATAGATGAAGAATTAATTGTAACAGTAGATACTCCCGAATTATCTATAATTTGAATTGGATTAGAAATGCTTGTAGTGGACGAAGTTCTCGTAAACGTAAAAGTAGTTGTTCCTATACCAGCAGTGATTGTTCTATCTACAAAAATTGAACTTGCTCCAATAGAAACTACTGTTGTTCCAGCAGATACATTATTTCCAGAAATGATATCTCCAAGTAAAATACCAGTAGTAACAATACCAGTAATTGAAACATCGAAGCTTTCACTTAAGAAGCCAGAAGTTGTAGCAACACCCACAGTTGTAGAAACTGTAGAAACGGATGGTACTTTAAATTCGTATACATTACCTTGTTTGTATTCAACATCATAAGAAGTTCCAGCAGAAGAAACTCTATTTGTTACTTTTACATATACTTCACTAACACCTACTCCAGTGATAATACCTTTCAAATATCCATCAATAGTAATAGTTGTTCCAGTTCCGGCAATGACTCCATTTATAATTGGTTGAGTAACTCCATATCCAACATATGAAGATGGTGTTGTACTAGCAATCCCTGCAATAATTTGATCTGCTGCAGAATCGATTACACATACTTTTAAGTCATTTGCCCATGATCCTGGATTCTTTGAAGCATAATACCAATCACTTGCACTAGTGTAATCATTTATATAATCTTCATAAGATTCGATTTTTACAGTCGTAGAAGTTGTACCAACTCCAGCATTTGAATTATTTAAGTTATTTCCATCAGTTCTAATTACTCTCAATACTCCACCATAAGAAAGATAGGATGATGCACTCATCCAATATTCGTACTGATCATTATTAGATAATGGCTTTCCAAATGTTTGTAAAAGTTCTTGTTCGTTTGAAACTAATACTGGAATATTTACTGGACCTTTTTGGAATGGTCCTACTATTGCTCCAACTTGTTGGGTAGATGCAGTAATTCCCCCAATAGTTAAATCGACTTCTCTTACTTTAACGCCAGGAGATACTAAATTTAACGACATGCCTTTCCCTCTGAAGAATCTTCATTTGTCTAAAAGTATTTATAATTTGCTATTTTTACCTGTAGTCCCACATGTAAGAAACGTCGCCGTATTCATCAGTGTGCCATCTATCCCCATCATTATCTACAAAGGAAGTTTCTTCATTTAGGCCGTCAGTAATAAATCCAAATGGAGACATATCTTGTTCTATTTGTTCTTTTTGATCTTCGTATATTCTTTTTCGAACATCATTCTCTGTCATTTCTTTAAAATAATCTTGAACAACTAACCAAGAAAAAATTACTAAACACATTACCAAATCATCATTGCATCCTTCTTCTGCTTCAAATGATTGATTTTTTTGAATAAAAGTAGTAAGTTCACTAATAATTTCGTAGTCATTAAAAATAAGTTTATCGTCTTCAATAATTGTTTTTAGATTTGAGCAACCAACTCTTTTAACTGTTTTTGACATCTTTACACCAAGTTGTGTTTTCTTTCCAGAAAATCCTTGCCCAACAAGTTGCCCTGCTCTTCCTCTCATTGCACACATTAAAATATTATCATACTCTAAATCAAAATGAAGAATACTCGTAACTTGTTCTCCAATATCATTTACTTCTGCTAATACAAATGATTTGTTATATGCTTTTGCTACATCTATAATAATATTTGGAAATAACATTGGTTTAATTTCATTATTCCTATATTTTGCTACTATTTTATAAGGAAAGGTTGATATATCAAAAACAACAAATGCCGAATAATCGTTATTTAATCCTCTCGAAACATCCACTGTCATTATATAAGTATGCTCGTCTTTCGGTTTTTCGTATACATCTAACCCCCCACTTCTTTTAATTGGTTCATCATAAACCAAAGTTTTTATTTTTGATGGATTAATCAAAGTTCCAATAGAACCCAAGAACTCGCATTCAAACTCAACTTGAAACTGTTGTTCACTTGTGTTTTCTATTGTTTGTTTTTTCCATACCTGATCTCTACCAGGAACTTCACTCCAATGAACTTCGGTAGGAATGTATTGATTTTTTGATCTTTCAGCATCATGCCAAATTTTATAAAAATGATTCATTCCGTGAGGAGTAGAAACAATAATTAATTTGGTAGATTGCCCAGAAGATATGGTAGGATAAACAGAACTGAAAAAATCTTCAGCAATATGGTTAGGAACGAATGCAAATTCGTCCAAAAAGATGATATTATAAGAACCACCACGCACCGCAGAGGCAGACGTAGAGGCAGCAAGAATCTTTGAACCATTCTCTAGTTCTAATGAACCCCTATTCCATATTAAAACCCCCTGCTGCATCCATTTAGGTAGGTTTTCGTATGCTAATTGAAGTCTTCCAAGAAGGTCTCTAGCAGTAGACGCTTTATTAGCAAGAATCGCAATATTGACATTATCATTAAATAGTGCGTAATGAAGCAAATAAGAAACGACAGTGGTAGATTTACCAGACTGTCTTGGCATTTTGCATACGTTAAATCTGTGATCATGGAAATTCTTAATAAGTTTTTCTTGAAACTTGTACATATTAAAAGGCACAAGACCGTGATCAAGTGAAACAATTTTTATGTAGTTTTTCGCAAAATACACAGGATCTTTTTTACATTTTATAAATTGCTCAATTTGATCCTTGGTAAACTCTATTGGCGTATTCGCCTTTTTTAATAGAGGATTACCCAGATATTGGTCGTTACTCATTATTTATTCATCCTTAAACTGCCCTAAACCAATACAACTTAATGTCTCTTGTTGTTTAAAATATAACTTCACATAACACTTACAAATGTTTTTAAGTGACTCAATATCTTTACATTCATTCAAATCCCTTGAAATTTTTTCGTATTCAAATATTTTAGTTAGATTTGTCAGTTCAATAAGATTTGGGTCCATTTGGTTCTCCTGTAAATAATAATGGTTTGTTTGGATCATTTGCTGAAGGATTAAATGCTAATACAATTGCATTTGGATAAACTTTTCTAATTTCTCTTGTTACTTCCGTTTTTGTTGGTCTGGTAAATTGTTGGAAAAACATTTGAGTTGTTATGTATTTTCCTCTCCAATTTATTAGTATAGTATATGTAGATCCACGAGTTTGTATTCTTAAATAGTTTTCATCTATATTTGTTTCCTCATTTGCAGGATATGGCATTGTTATATTATAATCTTTTTTTGAACTAATTATCTCTGCTGGTAAAGAAAACATATCCCAATATCTTGAACCGTATTTGCATTCACTTCTTCTTTCGAGTTTTTCACATTTTGGGCAATATCTATCTGCTCTTTCTCGAATTGGAGTATGCCAATCACCATCAAGCGAATTGGTACTTTCGGATTTTGTTCCCCAATTAGCAGCACCAACTTTACGGCATTTTACTAAAGCCCCCGAGGCATATGCAGAAGGCCAAACAGAATATCTTGATTTTACTTTAGTATAACAAGCATCTTTGGTTCCACTACCTTTACCTTTAATATCCGATTCTTCCTTTACATCAGTAGCAACATAAGTTGGTTTGGCGGCACCTGATTTTGATTGTTGTCCTGGATCTGCCAATTTCTTTCTTATTGCTGCGGATTTTCTTTCTGCATCAGTCATACTTGCTCTTTTTGAGGATGAAACGCATTTTGGTGTTCCTTCTCCTGGTTCATCACTTGCACAAGTTCCGCCAGTTACTACATTTACCCAACCAGACTTTCCATCCTTTGATTTAGACTTACCAAACCAATCACGAAGACCTTCTTCGTTCATTTCCGTTTCTTCTACTTTTACACAGTTTGGGTATTTTTTCCCAAACATTTTTTTCATACCTTTTTTCTTATAACCTTTCCAACAAGCTTCTCCAATTTCTTGACTATCAACATAATCTGCTGCAGTATCAATATAATCTGCTGCTTTAGTAATTTTGGATTGCACCCAAGCTTTAATATCTCCTTCACCTTTCATTTTTTTACGAAGTCTTTTTGCAGCATTTGAAATTGTAGATAATTCCGAACGAGCCATCGAATATTCGTGGTCTTCTTTTTTTGAAGATTCCTCGATATTACAATTATTAGTTCCGTGAGAGGGGCAATATTTTCCTTTTTTAGTTTTATTGCAAATAGATTTTGTTTCTACTACAAACTGTTTAAAACTTTTCATATGAATCTTTTTAACTATTTAGAAATATCTTCTGCATTTAAACCATTTTTAAGAAGTTTTTGTAGTTCCGCAGTAGAACCAATAAAGAGTGCATTTGTAACATTCTTTGGTCCAGATTTTTCTTCTTTTTTAAGTTCTTTTACTTTTTGATGTATATCCATTAGTTTATCAGTAGAATCAGCAACACTTTTAATCAACTGCCCAAAAACTTCATATGCCCTTGGTTGTTGTCCATCTTGAGCAAGTTCCAAAAGACTTGTTGCTGCTTCTTGTCCTTTTTCGATTAAATTATAAAGAGTCCCACGAATATAATCATAATCTAATTCGGAGTGATCTTTATTTTCGATAATTTTTATTTCTTTTTTTGATTGCTTAATAATTTCTTTTGCTGTAATTGTTGCTTTAATTTCCAAAGATTCATCTATCTTATCAAAATTATTTTTCATACATCAATACCTTTAGTTGGACTATAAGTTTTTCCATCACCATAGTCATAACGATATTCGCTAAATCCAAAATCATCATCCTGTTCGATTAAAGCATCATCTGCATTATTGATAATATTTACAACAGTACCAGAAGTATGTGATACGATTTCGGTTTCATCTTGTCCTCTATTAACTGTGATTGTGTTTCCAGATATTTCTTTAATATACATTTCTTCATTATCAATTTCAATATATTCATTTACTGTAAGTGATGCTGCATTACTCACATCAAATTTAGTAATTTTATCATCTATATGTTCTGCTAGTGAAGTTGTATTATCATTGGTGTAATCTTGTATTGCTCTTGGTTCAGCAACATAACGAAGTTGTCTAGAAGCATTTTTTCTGTTT